TCAGCGGCTTCATCGAAGGCTCCCTCGATTTGCTTGCCAACGCGATAGCCCGTCACGCCGAACTTCAGCATGTCCATCAGGAGCGGCACGAGCACCGCCGCCATCTGCGGCGGCACGCCAGCGAGCGCCTTGCTGACCTCGGCCAAGTATCCTCCGGTAGCCGCAAGAAATTCAGTGCGCGCCTGCTGCTCGGCCTGCTCATCCAGATGCACCATCGAGTCAGAGGCAACCTCGATGCGAAATTCCCGCACCGGATTCGGCCCCTCCTTCGCATCCGGGTTTTGCATGCGCTCTGGCCCGATCAGGAGCGCGAGCGCCGCGGGGACGTGCTGCTTGTCCTGCTCGGTCAGCTGATCGACGCTGGCCGCTTTCGATATCGAATCCGCAGAGAATTTGTCGCAAATCACCTGCGCCATCAGCGCGAGCGTGTCGCTTGCGTATAGCGATACCTCGTTCTGGTAAGTCTTCAGCCGCAGGCTCGCGTACTGCCCCTTCAACTGCTGCGCGGTGGCGGTCTCGCCAGCATCGGTCTCCCCGCGCACGATGTCAGAGATTCCGGTGATCTCGTAGATCTGCTCCTTTACCTGCTGGAATGCGAGGTAGGCCGACTCTAGCGCCGCCGCAATAGGCGCGAGATCCACGAGAGACAGCGCGCCCATCAGCCCGTTCTTTTCTGCGAACGCCTGCCAGTTCTTGATGGGGATAAGAGTCCCATTGCCGGCCTCCGTGAAGATGCGCTGCAACTCCGGTACGCTCGCGTCGTATCCACCGCAGACCTTTAGTGCCTTGACGAGCCCGTCGATTCGGTCGGCAAGTATGTCAAGCTCATTCGCCTGGTCCTGGTAGAGCGTGAAATCCGGCACCGGCACGAGCGAGTCGTTCGTGAGCGTGCCAAAGAGCGGGCGCGGGCACGGGAAGCCCTCCTCGAAATCCACAAACGAAGCATCGCCAGTAGTTTTCTCATCGAGGAAATCCTTCACGCTCTTGGAGAACCACACCGCCTTGCGCTCGGCCTTGTCCCATCCCTCATAGACTGTTGCGCACAGGCGCTGATCCTGGGCGCCATAAGCCTTGTCCGGCGCCGTCTGCCGCGGGTCTGCGTCAAGTGGCACGATCTTCGCAATCTCTTCGCCGAAACGATCCTCGAGCGCCTGGCGCGTCATGTACACCTTGCGCCACACGCGCGGCACTTCCTCCCACGTGCGCGCAACGCTATGCCCAAAGTCTCGCCAATGAACGTAATCGACCGCCACGCATTCGTAGTCGAGCTCGTCATCCGGCGCATCGACATCCTCGGTCACCTGATCGCCGTCCTGCGGCTCGCCCTTTTGCGCCGCCCTGAAGTGCGGCTCGTAGCGCACCCATGACGTGCCGCGAGCGCCGAGGAACCTATCTAGCACGCTCGACTTTATCGCCGTCCGGTACTCCGGGTAGTGCTGCACGTGAAAGTCCAGATCGCGCTCGAGGATGAGCGCCGCCACGCGCCCTACCGGGTCTTGGTCGCGGTAGCGCCGGCTGACATCGGGCTTCGGCAGCTTGGAGAACGTTGCCGCCGAAAGCGTCTGCACGTTCGACCACAGGATATTGAAGCGCGCGCACGTCTCGCGCGTTTGGCCGGCGCGCGGGTCGTCGCGGTAGCGCTTCTCGATCTTCTCGACGCGCCCTTCCCACGTCTTGAATGCGCGCTCGTAGGCCGCGACGTCATCGAGCCACGACTTGAGATCGCTTGTGACGCGCTTACGCTCGGCAATGGCTACGGCCACTTACGCCGTGCTCCCAGGAATCCAGAAGAGCGTGAGCTTCGGGTCTGCCGATGGGATGTTTCGGATGCAAAAACCGTTCTGCGTGTCCCATGGGAACGGAAAGTAGATCGCCGCGTTCGCCGTGCCGCCGGTCGCGATTGCCCGGTACACGATTCCAGATAGCGCCGTTGCTGCCGTCGCCGTGCTCGAGGAGAACATCTGGAAACCGCCGGTCGCGGACGACTGCACCAGCACCCCCAGGATCTTCGCCGAGCCTGAAGTGATGCACTGGTAGCCCGTCGCCGTGACGTAGGTTGCAACCCCGAATCCTGATTCGTTCGCCATCAGATCCTCCCTCTAGATTCTTCCGCGGCGCGATTGCCCGCGCTCGTGCTCTTTCCACATGTCGTTCAGGCTCGCCTGCGCCATCTCGGGGTCTACCTCGCCCACCATCAGCACGCGCGGGCGCGCGTCCTTCTTCGGCTCGATCACGCGCTCGCTCATGATCATCGCCCCGTAGCTGAACGAGTCGCCATCGTGCGAGGCCCAGTCGTGCCGCGGCTCCTTGGAAAACTCCCGGCGCTCCTCGTCGTATTCGTAGCACCAGGCCGAGAGCCCATCTCGGCCCTTCTCGGTGTACTTCTCGTGGAATGCGCATGTGCGGATCACCTTGCGCGCGGCGTTGATGCGGTCCTGCTTCGTCGCGTCCGGCACGATGCCGACCTTCCCGTTGCCGAAGTGCGCGAGGAAGATATCGACCGCGCTGTGCTTCGCCGCGAAAGTGCGCGCCTTGGCGTCGTGCGGCAGCCATATCCGCGAGAGTTTGTAGCCGCGCTCCTCGATGCGCTTCGACAGGCGAGCGCACCACTCATCCGCGTCAAGGCCCGAATCCTTGTCGTGATCGACGATGCGAAATCCACCGACGCATGGCTGCCAGAAGAACCACGACGACGCATCGCGCCGGCCGATGTCGCTCGAGATCTCAAGCGGGGCGCCATCTGGGTCGTAGGCGTGCTCGTTGTTGATTCGCCCTTCGGTTTCGGCGCGCGCGAGCCAGCGCCCGAGAATCGCGCCCAAGTTCGCCGCCTCAAAGCTGACGAGGTATTCCTGCTCGAAGACAGCCTGGCCGTACTCCTCGCCGTAGGCGTCGATGAGCTCGAGCCTGATGCGCTCGAGTTGCTCGGCGCTGAAGATGCTGGTCGTGGTGGCTGGCAGCAATTCACCGAACGAACCCGCGCGATTCTGCGCCGCCTTCAGCGTGCGGTAAGCGTGGTTCTTCCCGCGCGGCGTTCCGTTGAAGATCACCCAGCCGCCGTTTTCCTCAATGATCGGCATGAGATACGCCCACGCCGCGGGATTGCACAGCGGCCACTCGGAGAAGACGAGCCCGATCGGCGGCGAGCCCACCAGCGAGTTGAAATTGTCCGAGCCCACCACCTGCCACGTCGAGCCGATGAGTTGCTCGATTTTCATCTCGGTGCTGTTCGTCGAGCGGCGTAACTCCGGCGGAAACGCCTCATCGATGCGCTTCTTACCGGTGTGCGGATTGATCGCGTCCCATAGCGCCTTTCGCGCCTGGTTCGCCTGCGGGAGCATGTGCCAGTAGTTGCCCACGCGCTGATGCGAGGCGCAGGAGGTCCAGTGCAGCGAGAGATCGTCTTTGCCGCCGCGGCGATGCCACACGAGCTCGCAGTGCCGGCCGCCGCGCTCGAGGTAGTCCCACGCCTTGCGCTGGTACGGACGCGGGCGCCAGTTATTCGGTAGGCGTATCGGCAAATTTCACCACTTGGACGATGAGCGGATCACCGCTGCCGTCGCCGCCGAGCAGAACTTGTTGCGCGACTTTCCCGTCAAGGCGATCGCCCAATTCTCGGAGCGCGGCAACATCTCCTGCTACGGCGAGATCAATCAATTTCTCCGCCGCTGCGCGAAGTCGCACGCCGTCGTCCTGTGCAACAGCGCGGTTTAGCGCCTGTATCCAGACCTTATTTTTCGTTGCGTTTTTGTTGCCGACCGGAGCGCCCATGTTGTCTCGTTGTCTCAACGCTTAGGCGGTTGAAAAAAAGGCCCGGCGCCAAAGGGGAAGGATGACGTCGGGCAGGTCGGGGAAGACCAAGATAAAGGCTTGTAGTACGTCCTCTACGTGGTGTCAATCAGAGTGCTTCTATAAGGTATACCTCACATACCACATAAGATGAGGTAAATGAGGTCGCGTATATAGAATACCGCCGGTTTACGACTTCACGAATACACGCCCGAAACGCTTATCCAAGAGTCCTTTCCCGAACAGTCCGTCGAGACGATCCCAAGCGGAACGTGTTGTTATTCCTAGCTTATCCGACAGTTCTTTCCCGCCCATGCCTGAGAAGCTTGCCGCCTTTACAAGTTCGAAAGTTTGCTTTTGCTCGTCGGTGAGGCCGAGGTCGGCGCCGAGCATGGTCCAAGAGCCGTTTTCCTTCTTCAACAGGTACTGATTCTCTTT